GTTCTTGACCAGACCAGAACGAACGATGTCTTCAATACCATATTCAATCATGGCAAAGTCATCAGTCATACTGGCAATGATCTTCTGGAAGTCCAGGATGCCTGTCTTCTCATTGATCTTTTGTAGGTCAGACTGATTAGAGTCACCACAGAACATGATCTTTGTATCCTGACCACAGCGAGTCATGATCGAATCAAGTTCGTGGAAGTTCAGGTTCTGACACTCATCGATGATAACAATAGAGTTGTCCAGTGTAGTGCCACGAAGGAATGAAGTAGACCAAAAAGATACAGTTTCCTGTGCCTTTAGGTTTTCATACAACATCTCGAAAGATGCATCGTCTGGCATCTCAAACATATACTTTACCATATTCTTATATGGAATCTGGTAGAGAGATGCTTTGTCTTCGTGGGTGCCAGGGAGGAAACCAATCTCTCTTGTAGCAACTAGAGAACGAACAATATAAATTTTATCATATGGAGTATACTCATCCAACACATCACGCAGTGCTAGATATAGAGCTACGAAAGTTTTACCTGTTCCTGCACAACCATAAGCATAAATGTTTTTGCCTTCGCCCCACTGCTCAAACATCTTCTTTTGATTGTCTGTTAGTGGTTCAATATTCAGAAGGTAGTCAGAATTAATTGGTTTCTTTCTACGCATCTGTTTCGCAGACATACCATTGATGTCAGGTGTAGTCTTCTTTCTAGCTCTGGGCATATGCAATCACCATTCAACTGTGGAACCTGGCATGTTTGCCATTTTTTTCATGTGCTCACCCCAACCAGGGTGAGTCTTGTTCATTTTGTTGCGCCAGTCTCCGACTTCTCCGACACCAGCACAACCCTTTGACCAGTCTTTGTCCCAGTCAGGATTCTCATCCTTCCAAGCACAGTATTCTTTCATGGTCATGTGGAGTTCTTTAGTCTCTCCAGTAGACTTATTTATTACGGGATACGTAGGCATTGTTTGGTCCAAAATAAAGGTTTTGAAATTTTCTTATTGTAGTATCACCTGATATATTATACCACACTTTCTTTGCTGCACCAATAGCAGTGCCGCTATCAAAAGCGATGGGATCTACAAAGAATTTAATTTGTGGGAATGCTTTAAGATAAGCATAGTTATTTACACAGTTCATAAAGTATCCTCCACTAAGAACAATGTTCTTTGGATTATACTTATCAATTACATTAGACATAAATCTAATCGTATGCATTTTAGTTTGCTCTTGTAACTTAGCACAGAAGTTTGCCTGCATTTGAAATTTAGATACATCTAATGATAATAATTCAGAAGAAATATTTGTATTAATAGAAATATTATCTTCTCTATACCAAGGAATATCAGAAATAGAAGTGCCATAAGCAGACATTCCCATTAACTTACCTGCTTCTCCACCTCTACTATAAAATTTAAATATTTCACAAGTTTTACTAAATAACCAAGCAGAAGGTATATGATTAGAGTAAGATCTAGTTTCTTTTATAATAGGATCTATAGTCAAATCTTCCAGAGCAGTATAGTTTTTCTGCAATTCAACTACATTATCTGAGTAACTACAATGGTATACAGATTCACCTTCTCTAAAAAATCCCAATTGATTTTCATTGAAAGTTTTATCTAATGCTCCTCCTCCATCCATAACAATAGCAACAGCTTCTTTAAATCCAGAAGCATAGAAAGAATTATATGCATGATAAATGTGGTGTTCATATTCATCATATTCATATCTACCCCAAGAAATTCCTTCTCTTTCTAATGCCGAAAGAACTATGTCAATTCTTCTAGGGTCATGATACTTAGATCCAAAAGAAGCAAAAATAATAACATCAATGTATGTAATATTTTTTAGATATTTTATGGCATAATAACCACCACCAAATTCTTTGACACTACCATCCCCCAAAACTACATACTCTTCATTTTCAATATGAGAATACTTTTGTTTTGATATTCTTTCTTCTTCTATATAAAGATCTATCTCACCATCTTTCAGTAAACAAGTAGAAGGATGGTGAGATAGATTTACGCCTAAGATATACATAACAATTCAGATGTTTCTGGAAGATACAAATAGTTGATGTCTGATCTATTCAAAGTATCAATAGCATCATCAAGTGTTTCTACGATAGTCTCACCTGCTAGATTAAATGATGTATTGAATAGCACTGGAACTCTAGTTATAGAATCAAATGCCTTAATCAAATTGTAGTAATGATAGTTCTGTTGCTCAGTAACAGTTTGAATTCTACATGTCTTATCTAAATGAAGAATGCCTGGTATCATTCCCCAGGCATCGATGTGTGCTTCTACGGCATAGGTCATGAAAGGAGACTCTTCTAACCCTGCCATATCAAATAGATGGTGAGCACATTCTTTAAGAACAGTTCCAGCAAAAGGTCGATACCATTCTCGCTTCTTTATTTTATTGACATGTTCTTTGGCATTAGGATCTCTGGGATCATAAAGTAAAGATCTATTTCCCAACGCTCTAGGACCACCTTCAGATCTACCTTGGAACAATGCTACAATATTATGTTCGCTGATTAGTTGTGCAACTTCATGAGGTGTAACCATTCGCTTCTGCTACTGTTGGAAATTGTTCAATAAAAATCTGCTTACATGCTTCTGCAATGTCCATGTGTTCTTTCTGCGTTCCATTTGCAGAACGTAGATCTATGTAATGGATCCAACTGCGAACCGATCCTGTCATATAGATACGAGTAGGAGTAGCAAGAGGAAGAACAAAACGGGCGCACTCTTTAGCAATCCCTTCACGAAGTAACTCGTTATAGAGATCAAGACCCTCGGTAAAATACTTCTGAATCTGCCCCTGAAGTATAGCTTTCTTTTCGGGGCTGATATCATCCACTGAGTTCTGTCTATTCTTGAGATCTTGAGATCGAAGATCTGGGACAGGGATCTCATTACTAAGGAGATTTGTGTCTGCATATCGTTGTGAAAACTCTTGATATGTGAAACTGCGGTGGCGTAGGATCTGAGCCGCGATTCCACGGGTAGTATTTATCTCAAGAGTCATGTGTGCTTGCTCGAACACAGACCAGTGGTTGTGTTTGATGCAATACTTTAGCAGACCAGAGACCTTAGGGTTCTCCTGGTTGTTGGGGTTGCTCACGCGAGCAACATACCCCATAGTCTGCTCTGCATCTGGGGTTACAGTGACAAGTTTTACTTCCATCAACACTCCTGTTTGTTAAATTTTTTGCGACATGCTTTGACTTCTTTCATCTCTTCCTTGATTGCTTGGTAAGCATCTTCAGGTGAGATTTTCTTTGCCATCTCCATGGCAGTAATCATTTCGACTCTGGTGCCGAAGTGTTTGAGTGCTTCCTCAAAACAGTTTAGTGATTCATACATTTTTTGGTATCAAGATACCAACATTATAACACAAAAACGTCAGTCTGGATACCCATCATCATCACTTTCACTGTAATCAAATCCAAACTTCTGACCGCCTTGCTGCAATTGAATCTTATATGCTTCAGTATCTGAGTATACTTCAGACTTCAATGCATCAACAAGCAGTTCCAAATTTCTTACGATCAATTTCAGTTTGTCTCTTTCCATGGTGCCTCCTTGAAATACGGATATACTTTGTTCCAGTCTAGCACATAAAACATAATAAAAAAAGAGGGGTCAGTGCCCCTCCTCAAACTATTTTGTTCTACACAATCCTGCATTGCAGAGTTGTGCCGCTTTCAGTTTTTGTTCTTTGACTTGCTTTGCCTTGATGACAGAGAGCCAATTACATTTAACTGTATTTGTCATTTTACAACATCCTTAGTCTCTTCGTGCTTGCAACCACGATAGGTTTCAACGAAGGTTCTAAGTTCGGTGTCTTTCTTAGCATGGGGATCATATGATACACCACGATAAGTTGTAGAGTTGCTATAAAGATTAAAAAGATTCATTGGTTTACTCCTAAAGAAATGAGATAATTAAATCCCGTTCCTTCAGTCGTGTGCGTCCTATGCTTCTGGTAAAAAGCACTTTGGATCAGTATGTTCCATCCAATGAAGGCTGATCTCAAACTTTTCGTAAGGAGTGAAAAGAGTTGTCTCTTCCAATCCTTTCTTCAACCATTCATAGTCTTCACAGCGAAGATAATTCTCCACTGGGACATGACTAAAAAAGATTAGTGCTAATGATAGCATGGGATGAACGCTCCGTTCCGCGACTTACTTGCGTCCCGCCCGAGAGCGGGATGAACGTGTGGTAATTATACCACTTACTATATAGAGATGTCAACCTGTATCATATGATACATTTTATTATCTTTTAATGTATTCCATATCAAATTGTTTGGCATCTAACTGAACACGAATAATATCACATGCTAGTTTAGAATCTTTAATGCCACAAGTGTATACATCTACTGCTGCTTTGCATTCTTCTGGCCAAGTATGAATACTAATATGACTTTCAGCAAGCAAAGCAATTCCAGTTACACCCTGAGGATAAAATTTATGTGTTACTACTTGAAGGACTGTCATCTCGGCACAGTATGCTGAGTCATGCAACAAGTTTTTGATAAATTTTTCGTCGTCTAATTTTTCTGGATCACACTGATACAGATTCAATAAATAGTGGTCTCCCATTTACATCAGCCAAAATTTGTCATTTCTACCTTTACAACACTTACGAACTTTAATATCGTAACCATGATCCATTAACCATTTACAATCTTCCCATGTATCTTGGAGTGAAGTATAGAAAAACACTTCAGAATATTTTTTTGTAGAAACTACTACACCATTTTTATTAATACGTCTAAGAACTTTTGGTTGTTCTGTAGATTTGTATGGCCAGTATTGAATACAAAAAGTATTTTGTGTGCTACTTACTTTTCCTGAGATGCTCATTTTTTCTTACTATCTTTAGGTTTATTACCCCACATTTTTGGATTAACTCTCCCCTCAGTTTGAGTCATATTAATCAAATCATGACGGTAGTTGTCCCAATAGTGATCAAAGATTTCAGACTTTTTATTTCCCCACGCAATATCAAAATGAGTCATACCATCTTGTAAGTATTCAATTATGTATGCAGTATATGGGAGACTGCGATCTTGTGCTAGGGTAGGGTCACAATCTTTATGTATAATCTTCAAGCGCGACCACCCCACTTAATCTGTGGGAATGCTTCCTCTACACAAGCACGAGTGATCTTATATTTCTTTTGAAGAGCTTTATCTTTTACTAAGATCAAAAGATTTGCTTCTTCTTCACATAGTCCCTCAAGCATTTGAATGAAAAGATTCTCACGCTGCGATTGCTTCAAAGAATTAGATCCTCCCTTGAAGAATAGATATAGGCGACGATACTCTTTCTCAAGAACAGTATGATCTGTTCCTTTAGGAGCATCGTTAGCAGCAAAAGGAACATCACCTTCAGGGAGCATCGAGATGATACTCTCATCGAAGTTCGCAATCAAAATCGAACGCAAAGCACTAGTGTTATACTCTTGCAGAAGTTTGACCTTCTGTGCTTTGGTTTTAGCATTGCTCACTTTTTGGAGCACTTCAGAAATTAACAGTTTCATTTTTTAAAAGGTGTGGAACGACGAAAGAAATAATCTTGCATCAAATCATTCAATTGATGCTCTTGAAAGTATTCAAGTGGAACTTGTTTCCCATCTGTATTTAGTGAGTTATATTCTGCCAAGATTTTATCTACAATCTCAGTAGGAATACAGTCAAAGTCAATCAGTCTCTGGTTTCTATGATAGTTTTCCAGTTGCTCTTTGGTAGAGCAGAACTGACTTGGTGTCTGGTCTACCCACTTAGCAAGGTTCTTCTGACTGATAGGACGCTGACGCTCGCCTTTCACAAAGCAATCATCTGGTGACAGGAAGTTTGGAATACCATCCGACTTGTCTCCCTTGATGATATGTTCTTTGATAAAGGCATGGGGATTATCATACCCCATACTCTTCTTAGTAATAGGATTGTATTGATAGACTCCAGGATACTTGTGTAGTTGGATGAAGTCTTTGTCGCCTGATAAGATTAGTATT